AAAAGAATGGAATTCTATAGTTGATGCTGAAAGAATATATGGTACTGGTATAAAAGAAAATCTCAGTAAAAAAACATTAACTTCACATAATTTTATTTGGAGTTATGAAAATAATTTAATATATTCACCAGATAAAATAAAAAATAAATGGAAATCTAATACTACTTCTGTTCTTCAATATAGTTTAGAAGGGAATTTTATAAAAGAATGGGAAAGTATTATAGAAATAGAAAAAACATTAGGATTTAAAAATTCTAATATTTCTTCAACATGTAAAGGAAAACAAAAAACAGCGTATGGCTACAAATGGAAGTATAAATAATATATTTGATTGGTTAAAACAAATAACAAATAATAAAAAACCATGGATATCATTTAATAGTGAGGAACATAAATTATTTAATAGTTATTTAATACATAGATACATTAGTATGTATGAACCTTATATTGAAGTGGCTAATTTCGCTCAAACCTTACCTCAAAATGATAAAGAAAAAATATATCAATTCTACTGCAGTATGATACCTAAAAATAACATTTGGTTAAAATATGTAAAAGGTTCTAAAAAGAAACCTAATGAAAAAATACTTAAATGTATTGCTGACTACTATACAATTTCATTAGGAGAAGCAGAAGACTATATTTACATTTTGAAAAAAGAAGGTGTAGAGCATGTTCTGATTAAATCTGGAGTTGATGAAAAAGAAATAAAAAAATTATTAAAAGAAATTAAATGACAAAAAATAGTGAACTTTATGGAAACCGATTTGAGTCTCCATCAACACGAACAGTTGTAAAAACAGATTCAATTGTAGATTCAGTTATTGATGAGCATATTAAAAGAGCTCAAATGGGTAAAGTAAAATACAATAATACCTTAGATAGAACAGATCTATCAGTAATTGAATATCTACAACATGCTAAAGAAGAAGCAATGGATTTAGCTCTATACTTAGAAAAAACAATCCAGATGCTACAAGGAAAAAAATAATTTTGGCTAAAAAGAAAAAAATACCAGCAGTTGTAAAACAGATTAAAAAACATACTCTAAAGGAAATTAATTACGCTTTTGAAAAAGCAATTTCCTATAGTCAAATGTCTATGTTTTTATCTTGTCCTCGTAAATGGTCTTTACAATATAGAGACGGGTATTATACATCTGAACAATCTATCCATATGACCTTCGGAACTGCGTTACATGAGGTTATACAACACTATATAACCACTATATACGACATTAGTGGCGCGGAGGCGGATAGAATTAACTTAGAAGAATATTTTGAAGAACGTTTTAGAGAAACATATTTAAAAGATTATACTTCTAATAAAAAAGTTCATTTTTCAAACCCTGTTGAAATGAAAGAGTTTTATGAAGATGGTTTAGCTATTTTAAATTATATAAAGAAAAAACGTAGTGGATATTTTGGTAAAAGAGGATGGTATTTAGTAGGATGTGAAGTTCCTATATTACTTAATCCTCATCATGAATATAAAAGTATTCTATATAAAGGTTATTTAGATGTTGTTTTATATCATGAGCCAACTAATAGATTTAAAATTATAGACATTAAAACTTCTAAAAGCGGTTGGGATGATAAAACTAAAAAAGATGAAACTAAACAACTTCAATTAGTTCTTTATAAAAAGTTTTATAGCCAACAATTTGGAGTACCTGAAGACAACATTGATATTAAGTTCTTTATAGTTAAAAGAAAAATCTGGGCAGAATCACCATACCCTATTTCCAGAATACAAGAATACACTCCAGCAAGTGGTAAAGTTAAAATGAACAAAGCAATTAATACAATTAATTCATTTATAGAGGAAGTATTTAATCATGATGGTTCTTATAAAGATAAACAGTTTGAACCTAATGCTAGTAAATGGAATTGTACTTTCTGTCCTTTTAAAGATCGTAAAGATCTTTGTCAATTTGGTGTATCTTAGGGAATCCCGATATATTTATTATTGTATATAATTATACAAATATATATGTTAAAAATTGAAGATAAAAGTATTTATTGTGGAATTTATAAAATAACTTGTTTAATTTCTGAAAAAATATATATTGGTAAATCAGTAGATATACTTAGAAGATGGGTTCAATATAATAGATTAGAAAAAAGAGTTATAGGAATTAAATTATATAATTCTTTTATAAAACATGGTTTAGAAAATCATATTTTTGAAATCATTGAAGAATGCAATGAGAAATATTTAACTAAAAAAGAAGTATTTTATATTAAAAAATTCAATAGTCTTCAAAAGGGATTGAATTTAACCGAAGGTGGGGAAGGTGTAAAACATACTGAAGAAACAAAACAAAAAATAAGTGAATCTAAAAAAGGTAAACCTTCTCCTATGAAAGGTAAAACAAGAAGTTATAAAGGTAGAATTAGTCCTATGAAAGGAAAAACCAAATCTTTAGAAAGTAGACTATTAACCTCTTCAATTTTAAAAGGTAAACCTCAAAAAGGAAAACAAATTTTTAATACAAATACTTTTCAAAAATGGATTAGCGCTTCTGAAGCTGGAAGGTTTTTTAATGTAACTTCAACAACAATACATAATTGGATTAAACTAAATAAAAACAATTTAACTTATTTATAATATGGAATTAAATAAAAAAGAAATGACACTAACCTCAGTTAAAGTTAGTAGTAATTTATGGGATCAATTTCGCATCAGTTGTGTTAGACATAAATTTTCATTACAAAAATTAACAGAAAGATCTATTCATCTTTATTTAACAGATGAAAATTACCGAAAACAAATTCATAATCATATAAACACTGATTTAAAAAAAGAGGAATAATATTATTTGGAAGTATAAAAAATAAATAATATATTATTAGACATTAAAGATTAAAAAAAAAGAATATGAATTCAAGTTTTGCTTATATTCCTCAAAAGGATAGGAAGAAGATTTTACTCATTTGTGATGACATTCGTGTCCACTCAGGAGTAGCTACAGTTGCTAGAGAAATAGTTGTTCACACCGCTCAACATTTTAATTGGGTGAATGTTGGAGGATCTATTACTCACCCAGAAGCAGGTAAACGTTTAGATTTATCTCAATCAACCGATGAAATTACAGGATTAAAAGACTCATCTGTCTTTATATATCCAGTAAATGAATATGGTAATCCAGATATTTTAAGACAATTAATTAAGTTAGAACAACCAGATGCTATAATGTTGATTACAGATCCTCGTTATTTTGTTTGGTTATTTGCAATGGAAAATGAAATTAGAAAAAACATTCCTATAACTTATTTAAACATTTGGGATGATTATCCAGCACCACTTTATAACAAACCTTATTATGAGGCTTGTGATTTGTTAATGGGTATTTCAAAACAAACAGTAAATATCAATAAATTAGTATTAGGTGAAAAAGCTGATAGTAAAATAATTAAATATATTCCTCATGGTTTGAATCATGATATATTTAAACCTTTAGATAAAGAAGATGCTACTTTAAAAGAATTTAAAAAGAATATTTTTAAAGGTAAAGAATTTGATTTTGTTTTACTATTCAATTCCAGAAACATTAGACGCAAACAAATTCCAGATACTCTTTTAGCTTATAGATATTTTATTGATAAATTACCTATTGAACAAGCTAAAAAATGTTGTTTATTACTTCATACTGAAAGAATAAGTGAACATGGTACTGATTTAGATGCTGTAATTGAATTGTTATTAAATGGAGAACAATACAATGTAATATTCACTGACGGTAGATTTGATCCTGTTGGTATGAATGCCCTTTATAATATCTCAGATGCTCAGATTTTATTGACATCTAATGAAGGATGGGGATTAAGTTTAACAGAATCAATTTTAGCAGGTAATCCTATTATCGCTAACGTAACTGGAGGTATGCAAGATCAAATGAGGTTTGAAGATGAAAATGGAAATTGGTTCACACCATCAGCAGAAATACCTTCTAACCATAGAGGAACTTATAAAAAGCATGGTGAATGGGCATTTCCAGTATTTCCTTCTTCACGTACACTTGTAGGTTCACCTCCAACTCCATATATTTGGGATGACACTTGCAGTCCAGAAGATGCTGCTATACAAATTATGAATGTTTATAATTTATCTCCTGATGAGCGTAAAGCAAGAGGATTAAAAGGCAGAGAATGGGCTATTGGAGAAGAAGCAGGATTCACAGGTGAGTTAC